TTTTTCGGAAGCGCGCTTTTGGGAAAGGGTTTTCAGGAAAAGGGAGAGGGTTTGGCTGAAAATTTCACCAGAAATTTTCGGGGGCTCGGAGCAAAAGTGAGATAGTTCGAGCCCGCTGCGGTCACCCACCACCCCATTTTCCCCGGTATTTTTCGAACCATCAGAAATTTTCGGCGGCGTGGTCGGGGTATTGAGGCGGAAAATCAAATTATCTATATATTGCTTATCTTTTGAAATCCTTTCCAGATTATCAAAAACATAATTTTCTAAGCGATTTGCGCTCACCTGTCTTGTTTCACAACTCTGCCAATCTTTCTTGAACGTATTCGCGCAGCGATAATAGTAATATCTTTTTGTTTTTCCCTCTTTCTTTTTATTGGTGTGGCAAGGGGTCATATAAGAATTACATTCTTTGCATTTTACTAAACCTGCCAGAGAATAATCTTTATACATTCTCATGGTCCGCTTTACTTTTTGATGGAATTCTTGTGCTAAATTAAAAATATCTTCTGAAATAATAGGTGTGTGATTTCCCTGCCAAAGTTTACCGGCATACTTAAATTTCCCTACATAGACAGGATTTCTTAGGATGGTATAGATACGGCTTTTGGTTATACCCGCCACTTTAGCAGAATTCGCAAGAGGCTTGCTAGAAATATAGTCTTCATATATTGAGCGCACACATTTAGCCTCATCTTCATTGACTACGAGCTTTTTATTTACTGCCTTATAGCCAAACGGCACAAGCCCACCATTCCACATACCTTTTTGCGCCCGCTCAAGCATTTTATCTTTTGTCCTTTCACTGGTAAGTTCACGTTCAAACTGCGCAAAGGTAAGCATAATGTTTCTCAAAAGCCTACCCGATGGGGTAGATGTATCGAACCGCTCCGTTACTGAAATAAAATCAACACGATATTTTTCAAATAATTCAATAAGCTGATAAAAATCTTTAGGCGAACGAGTTAAGCGATCTATCTTATAGGCGATAACGAGGCTTATTTTACCTTGCTTGATGTCTTCGAGCATTTCAGTTAAGGCCGGACGATTGATATTCGCACCTGTAAAGCCAGCGTCAGAATAAACGTTGTAGATTTCCAAATTTTCTTGACTGTCAATGAAAGATTTAATCTTTGCCTCTTGCGCTTCACAGGAATTAAATTCGACTTCGGCTTGGTTATCCGTGCTGACGCGGGTATAAATGGCGCACCTTAATTTGTCTTGCATAAACACCCCCTTTTAGTAAAATATCAACGAATTATAAGCAATTTAATGCTACTGTATTTTATAACATATTATTAGCAATATATTATAAGTTGTCAAGGAGAAAAAATGCTAGGGGAAAATATTAAACAACTGAGGAAAAAATATAAACTATCGCAAGAGGAACTTGCTAAAAAAGCAGGAATTACTTATAGTACATTAATTAAGATTGAATCTGGGGCTAATGATAATCCGACCATTAAGACTATCGTTAAGATTGCTAGAGCACTAAACATAAAGATAGATGATGTTATTTATTAATTGGAAGGTGAAAAATGGATATTATTTTTGCTAGTATCCTAATAATTTTTATCGGAATAATTATATATAGGTTTTTAAAGCACTTGAAGAACTTCAAGAATTTAATCATTTTTATCATCTCGCCTAAGACTATAGCTAAACTATCTGCGGGGGACGCAATAAAACAACGCTTTCAGGATGAACAGTTTAAAAAGCAATTTAATCAAAATGAACAATATAAGAAAGATGAAATAACAAAAACAGAACAAGATTTTGCTTCACGAATTGATAAGTTACAGAACAGCATAAAACAAGGACTAATAACGGTTGTTCTCATAACGATAGCGGCATTATTTACGGCGATTATATTGAGCCAATTAATAGAATTATCTACCGGCGCTATTTTATTAATTCAGAGCATATCAGCTATAATGATTTTATGGGCCTTGATAAGCAAACTTGGGTGGCCAATCCAAACATTCAAAGGCAATACTATCCCAGAGCAGATAGATAACTTTTGGTTTATATTATTGAATATTGTAGGCAGTTATTTTTTATTCAGCACTTATTTTTATAATTGTATCAAAAGCAAAATAAGTTTAACCACTATACATAATAGTAACTTTTTGAATAGCTTATTTACTAAAATGGCAAGTATCGAAATAAGAGATTGGCTAACTATCATTGCCATTTTAGTTGCACCTTTAATAGCTGTGAGAGTAGAGAAAATTATTGAGCTCGCAAGACTTAAAAGAGAAAGACAGATGCAGGTTTTCCGTGTTTTGATGGCGACTCGAGCAAACCCTATTTCTTTCGTCCACGTCGAACATTTGAATACAATAGCTATTGAATTTTATAAAGATGTATCTGTTATTGATGCCTGGAAAAAATACATGGATCATCTATACAGCTATCCACAAGATAAAGAAGATCCTGATTTCACTAAAAAACTTCAAAATGCCTCAGAGAAAACTAATGATTTGCTTGGAGATCTTTTACATGAAATGGCTAAATGTTTAAATTATAATTTTCATAAAGATGATATTAAAAAATATGTATATAATCCACAGGGGCATAGCAAGGTAGAAATGGAGCAAACATTACTCAGGGAAAAGCTTCTTGAAATACTTTTTCACAGAGGAACCCTACCTGTATCGGTATTTTATAACCAAGAACAGCAGAGCCAAAAGAAAGAAGACACAAAAGAAGATGATTCTAGTGAAAAAAATAAAAGAAATACTGCTTAAGGCGATATAATTTTATCAATAGGGTTAGGCACATAAAGGGTGGAGCGGAAAACACCGCAGGTGGTTGAGGCCGCCAGACTGTGACTGTTGGGCATACCTTAATAGGGTGGGATATATAGCGCAGTAGACGCGAAGTGGCTAATGCGTTTTTGTTTTTGGTGACCGCAGCGCAAACCCTTTCCCTTTTCCTGAAAACCCTTTCCCAAAAGCGCGCTTCCGAAAAATCTCTTTGGGTCAAAAAATTCATAAAAGATATTGTTTATTCTAGAGATTTCGTTCAAATCAATTTCTTTTCAGAAGCCCCTGCCGAAAAAGAAAAACCCGCCGAGATGGCGGGTTTTTCAGTTCGAAATATGAAGAATGGCTCCGCTTTCCCAATGAGCTCGAATTACATCGCCATCATTCTACCTAACACCATCCACCATTGCAAGAAGAAAAACATCAACGGGTAGCCTTCCTCAGACACCCGCTTTCGGCGGGCTTTTGCGCTTTCGCGCCTAATTTTTTATATTTAGTCTTTAAGGAATGGACAGTTTTGGCGGCGGGGGGTATTTTCTTCGGCAGGTTTAGTAAAATGTAAAGAATGTAATTCTTGTATGACCCCTTGCCACACCAATAAAAGGTATCATTGTCTTTTAAGAAAAAATTCAATTATTGAATAGATTTGGTATAATAAGGTCAATCATGGCCAACAAAAATAATCACAAAGAGGACTTCAGGTCAAAAGAGACACAGAATGTTGAGGAATTGGCTCAGCTTGAAAAGGAAAGCCAAGAGCAGAAGCTGCCAGAACAAAAAGTTGTTTTTAAGGCCGATTCTATAAAAAGCCGCGCTGGCAGGCGTGGTGTTCATAACCTTCCAGACCAAACTAACCCCCCAATGGGGTTTGATACCGATAAGGCTTTTGATAGCGTATTTCCATTCTTAAAACTTCCATATCTACAACCGAATACTTCAGAAGATATTATTAGCTTTGGTGCACCACAGACGGGTGGATTTTTAGATGTAAAAACCAAAAAGATTCCGCTTAATGCAATATTCTTCGGAGACAATCTTCATATATTGCGGGCATTACCGTCAAATTGTATAGATTTAATCTATATAGACCCGCCATTTTTTTCTGGAAGAAACTATAATCAGATATGGGGCGATGATAACGAAGTAAGAACTTTTCACGATATCTGGGAAGATGGGTTACCAAGTTATTTAGTTTGGTTGAATGCGCGGCTTTGGGAGATGAGACGGGTGTTAAAGAATACAGGCTCAATGTATGTCCATTGTGACTGGCACGCAAGTCATTATATTAAATGTGAAATGGATAAGATATTCGGATATGATTGTTTTATGAATGAAATAGCGTGGCGACGTTCAACTCCAACTGGAGGAAAAGTGAAATCAAAAATGTTTCCAAGAGATTGTGATTATATTCTTCTTTATTGTAAAGGTTCTCCAACGCAAGTAGTTTTTAATAATATTTATGTTGATTACCGTCAAGATTATATTGATAAGTTTTTTCATCATAAAGATGCTGATGGAAGGCGTTATGCTTTGCAAACGTTTGGTGATTATTCAGAAGAGTCTATCAAGGAATTTGAGAAACAAGGGAAAATATTTACCTCGAGTAAAGGAACAAAGAGACTAAAGCAGTATCTCGATGAATCTAAAGGACTGCTTCTGGATGATATGTGGGAGGATATTAGAAATATTCGTCAATCACAGGTTCAGAATATGCACAAGAAAGACGAAATGATTGGCTACCCCACTCAAAAACCTGAAGCTTTACTTGAAAGGATAATCAAAGCTTCTTCTAGGGATGGTGATATTATCGCTGATTTTTTTATGGGTGGTGGTACTACTTGCGCTGTAGCCCAAAAACTTAACCGTAAATTTATTGGTTGTGATATATCAAGGGTGGCTTCTTCAGTTACACTAAACCGTTTAATTACTGCGGCTGAGAAAATTTCAGGTAAAACCGCTTCAATAAATATCGGTAAAGAAAAGAAAGGCGACCAGTTGTCTTTGCAAATGAAAATAAAAGATGTGCCTGATATTCATGTTTATTATATGGGGGTATACCCGATTGAAAAGTTTCAATTTATTGGCCAAAAAGAATTTGAGGATTTTATTTTGACTTGCTATGAAGCAAGGCGGTTTACTGGCGAAGGGGAAATAACTGGAGTTATGAATGCTTCTACTTCAATTCTTATCGGGTCAGTTAAACCGAGCGAATCTATCCAAGAGGAAAAGTTAAAAAAATTTGTTGAGGATGTTTTAAAGTTACGTTTTCAAGAAAATATTAGGCTACGCTTAAAAGTTATTGCCTGGGTTTTTCCGCCATCATTACAGAAATACGCAAGAGTTTTAGAAAATTACTTTTTTAAGAAAAACCTGCCAGTCGAGATCGAGTTGATTCCCATAAACAGCCAATTATTTCGCAAAAGAATTTTAGAGCATTACAGCCAAGATAGTACTAAAACAGAATTTTTATTGAAGTTTATTTCTCAACCATCAATTATGGATATCGCCTGCAAGAAAGTCACCGGATTAAAGTATAAATTTGAAGCAGTAGGAGCAAGGAGCAACAATATAGATGGATATTTAATTAATTGCCAATGGGATTTTAACTTTGTAGGCGGAAGATTTGCTGAAAGTGAGTATGCACTTATGCGCGAACAAAAAGATGGTAAATATGTAGCGATTTTAAAAGCCGAAAGAGAGTTTGAAGCGCCAGGCAAGTATATCGTTGCTTGCCGCGTACAGGATAATCTTGGTGGTGAAGCAATCAAGACAAAAGAGATTGAGATTGAATAATTATGAAATACTCTTTTAAAGAGCATGAAAAGAATTTTATTGAATGGTGTAGGCAGGGATATAATCTACCCCTGAGTGAAGCACAAAAAAATAAAGTTAAAGATTTTTTTAAAAATATAGACGACCCTAATTTTGTTCCACCTCTTTACCGTCATCAAGCTGAAGCCGTTAAGCGAATAATCTATTCTTACGAAGTTTTGCAGAAGAAAGATTTATTAGTAGAAGTAGTCACCGGTGGTGGTAAATCCGTTATTATTGGCGGTATTATTGCCTACTTCATGATTGTGCACGATATAAATAAGTTTCTTATTTTAGTACCGAACACAATTGTCCGAGCCAGGCTAAAAGATGAGTTTGACCCAGAAAGTAAAACCTTCGTCTATAATGCTTTCCAATTTTTCTACAATGGCACCACAGATTTAACAAAAAGGATATCTTTGCATATGATGGAAGCAGGCAAAGATCCAACAGGAATAAGGCAGGCAAGTATTATTTTAGGTAATATCCATCAAATTTATGAAGGAAAAATAAGCTTAGAAATAATTCAGAAGAATTTAGGCAACATTGTCATTTTTAATGACGAGGCGCATAACTCCAAAGCAGAAAATTATAACGAAGTTTTGAATAAATTAAAACCGCAAAGAATATTCAGGCTTGATACTACTGCAACACCAGACCGATTAGACGGATTGCATCCCGACAGCGAAAAGATTCTTGAGTATGGTATTAAAAGGGCAATGCAAGACAGGATCATCAAACGTATCATTGTTTGCAAGCCAGATATTGAAAAAGTTAAATTGACTTATAAAGATACGGAAACAGGCAAAGAAATAAAAGCCGAAGAAGTCCCATGGGAAGAAATCGAGCATAGAAAAATTAAACCCACAAGATTTATTACTAGCGAAAAACCAATGCGGCAGCAGATAGCAATTGCTAAGCAATGTCTTGATTATCAGAAAAAAACGGTTGCCTTAGATGATATAGGCAAACCAAAATGGAAACCTCTGTTATTCGTTGTTGCTATTTCAATAACAGACGCAAATAATATTGCAAAGGTTTTAGAAAATGAATTTAAAATGAAGACTCTCTTGGTAACTAACGAGAGTGAAGATAGCGAGAAAGAAGAAGCAATGACCATAAACAGACATCTTAAGGATTGTGAGTATGATGCGATTGTTTCAGTTTTGATGCTTCGGGAAGGATGGGATGTTAAAAATATATCTGTTATCCTTCTTTTTAGAAAATTCTGTTATAAGCTGAACGATTATACAGGAGAAAAATATTCTGTATATGGGCAACAGGTTATCGGTAGGGGTTTAAGGAGAATAGATCCGCAAAACAAAGATGAATGGGAACAATGTTTGGTGATTGACCACCCCATATTAAAACATGATTGGCTTTGGGAAATGTTAGATGCTGACCAATATCAAGGCGCGCTTAACCCGGATGAGCTAATTGATGTTAAAAAAATACCTGAGCCTAAAGAATTCGGTATTGAAACTGTAGACCAGAAGCCCGAAGACGTGAAAAATATTATGGGCAATATACAAGATATCATAGATGGTATACCTAACCCACCGAAAGAAGAATTAAAGGTAATTCAGAAATGGGAGGAGTATTTAGATAACTATCAGTATCAAACAGAACGAATAGATATTGAGCAGACCATTAAAGAGATAAAGAAAAGAAAATTAGCCACAGGCTTTAATGAACAAGAAGCATTTGATGAGTTTAAAATAGATGTGCAACAGGTGAATAAGTTTACCGAATTTGACATCGAGCAATTGAAGACGATGATTACAAGTGAACTGGGCTTTATTTGTAGAGATAGCCTCAAAGAATATGACCGAAATCCCGATAAAAGGCAAGATCTTATTTTTAAGGTATTGATAGGCCATATTAAAAAAAGATTTTTGTTAGGCAATGACCTATTTACTATTGAAGACAAAAATGTTTTAAAGAAACTATGGTTTGCAATGACGGAGATTAGAGAAGTATTTTTAGACCCCGCCTTAGTTGAAAGTATCCTCAAAAATCCACCGGAGCTATGAAAGTTAGTAGGGGCAAACTAATCGGTTTAAAACGTAGTCCTTACGGAGAAGAATCATACGACTCAGATTTAGAAAAATACTACATGGTTGAATTAGAAGGAATGCCAGGTGTTAAGACTTGGACCAAAAGGCATAGCCTAAAAATTCCATACCAGTTTTTCTTTATTAAACACAATTATATTCCCGATTTTCTTGTGGAGCTCAATGACGGTAGCAAAGAAATCCACGAAACAAAGGGACTCCCTTTTTTATTCTTACTCTCAACTAAATTGAAAAAGGTTTCCGCAGAGGAATACTGCAAAAAGATGGGGTGGAAATATAAATTTATAACCAAAGATAAAGAAGTCTTTTATAAAAATAATTTTCTTTCCGCATCTTTAGGAACGATACAAGATATCAAACTCTAGAAAGATTTTACGCCTCAATACCCCGCCGCCGAAAATTTCTTCTCTTTCTTCTCCTTTTTTTCTGAATGGCATAGCTGGCGGAGCGGGGATGGCCGCGAATGACTTCAGAATTCATAGGAATGAGCGGGCAACCCGCGACAGCCAGCCCCCTAAAGAAAACCTCTCTCTAAAACCAAAAACCCTGGATAGATGGACTACAACCACCCCCTTATAGACTAGATTCTTATATTCGGGGTTTTCCCCCAGCGGGGGAAAACGGTGGGAGGTGGACAGAGGGAAAACCTTTAACAAAGAGGTTAAAGGGCAAACCTCGTTGTGTGGGGTGGGGAAAGGGGGAATATAGGTTTATCAAGATGAAAATCACCTTGTTATTCTGCCGAAGGCAGAATGTAGACTGACGAAGACGCCTGCTTGAGGCGGGCTTTATTTTCCTATCCCCCCGCCGCCAAAACCGGCCATTCCTTAAAGACTAAATATAAAAAAATACGCGCGGAGCGCAAAAGCCCGACGAAAGCGGGTGTCTGAGGAAGGCTACCCGTTGATGTTTTTCTTCTTGCAATGGTGGATGGTGTTAGGTAGAATGATGGCGATGTAATTCGAGCTCATTGGGAAAGCGGAGCCAATGAAAAAATCCCGCCCATCTTGGGCGGGTTTTTTTATTGTTGGTTTACGGTAGGGCTCGAACCGTCAAGGGAGTTTGAGGGAAAGCATTTCCCTCAATTTATTTAAGCTTCCCTGTAAGGAAGGGGAGTGACAGCGAACAAAGTGAGCGTCAGAGAGGGGAAACGTAGTTTTCCCTTTATGAGGAGCGCAGCGACAGGTTCGCCGAAGGGGAAGCCCTACCCAGAAATCCTTCGCATCCGCCACCGTAATTTTTTATTTAGGCGGACCCGCCTCTGGCGGGAAAGTCTATATAATTCTTAAAAATCGCCGCCGCCGCAAAAATTTTTTGGTTTTTTGGCTCCTGTATTAATATGATACTCATAGTCATCATATTTGTCAATAATAATGCTACTTATAGTATCGTAGACAATAAGTAGCACAGATGTCATAATGTATTCACTATGAAAGCAACAATCCTGAAGCACTTTGGTAAAAGAGTTAAAGCGTTAAGAAAAGGTAAGGGATGGTCACAAGAAGAACTGGCCAAAAGAGCAGGGCTTCATAGAACATACATTGGAAGCATTGAAAGAAGTGAAAGAAATATAAGTTTGATAAATATTGAAAGAATAGCGAATGCACTTCGTGTCAAAATTAAAGCTCTAATAGAATAAAAAGTTTAGCCATAAAATAGTTATGTATACATACCATCACCCTAAGCCAATCATTGTTAAACTTACAGATGCGCTTGGTTTTCAGTTGCGACAAAAAGCAGCTGCTTTTATGGCAGCAAATCAAAACCGTACAGGGGCTGAAAGGGGAAGCTCAGAAGAACAAGGGTTCGGGGCGCTTGCCGAGATAGTTATACGTAATAAGTTACAGATGCCAGAAATTAATCCAGAAGATCATCCTATGGGATATGATCTCTTATTGCCATCAGGCGTAAAGCTTGATGTTAAATGCCGTGGTGGTGCATTGCCATTTAAGGAGTTGTACGAAAGCGATGATGGAATTGCCAGAGAGGCAAAACACAATTTTTTCGCCCGGCAAATTCACGATATAAATTTAGATGCAGATATTTATTTGATGACACATCTTGAAACTCCTAGTAAAAGAGAACTACCAGGAACTACCCGACAAAGAAAGTGGATACTTTATATTTGTGGCTGGGTATCAAAAACGCGAGTCATGCGCGAAGGTGTTTATTTGCCTCGTGGCTCTTTAACTGAACAAGGACGGACCTGGTTTACCTACAGAGGACAAGAAATAGAGTTTTATAATCGGAACCTTAACGGATTAGAGAATATAGAAAACTTGATGGATATTACCCCGGAAGACGTTGAGCAGGATAAACAACGTAAAGGAGATCTAAATTTAACATCTGTTGATGCTATAAGAATTGCTTACGATTTAATTGGGCGTAATGTGTTGACAGAAAAGCATCTCACTTTTATTAAAAAAGAAATTAAATTAGATAAAACTGTAAAACCGATTTTGCATGCCAATCAATACATGCATTTGTTAAAGTGGTTAAAAGAGAAGGGCGTGGTTAGTAACGAGGAAATAGAAAAGGCAAAAAAAATTATAAACGAAGAGCCATTTAGCGGAATTTGAAGAAAAAATTGCCTTGCGCAGTCGCTTTCTTAAGCCGTTCTTCACAAACTTTGATATAGTTAATGTGGTGTTTCTTATGGAGGTAAACTTCTTGGTTTTTTTCGATGCCAATAAACCGTCTTCCTTCTAAAGCTGCCGCAACGAGAAAACTTCCACTACCGCAAGCATTATCCAAAACGACTGCATTTGGCTGACTAAATGTACGGATAAAATAACGACCAAATTCTACCGGTTTTTGAGTTGGGTGGTAAACTTTTCCTTCACTTTCTGCAGTTTTGAAATATACAACGTCTGTTGGATAGCGCCCCCCATCACTCTTTACTTCAACGGTTTTAAAATCTCCGTAGCTCCCAGTTAATTGGTCTTTTCTAAAACCCTTATTGTATGGTTCGCCATAAGTCATTTGTGGATTGTATGGGGGTTGGTTTTTATAAAAAATACAAACATCTTCATGTTTTCGTAAAGGTTGTTTCTTGGCATTTAAAAAATTAGTTGGTTTTGATTTTACCCAAGTAATTTTATACTTAAAAAGGTTGGGATTTGAAAGCATCAAGGTCGCAGTAAAAAGCCCTTGACTTGTTAAAACAATAATACCATTATTTTTGATAATTCGTTCATATAGGACCCAAAGTCGGTCAAGAGGGATTAAGCTGTCCCACTGGTTCTGGGTGATACCGTAAGGCAAATCACAAAGGATCATATCTATTGATTTTGAGGGAAATTTTTTCATTATCTCCAGACAATCGCCTTCAATAACCCGATTTACAAACTTTGTTATATTCTGTTCGACAGGAAGACTTTTTTCTATCTTTTCTCTTGCAGAGATTCGGGGCGAACTCGTTGGCATGGTCTTAATTACATCAAGTACGATGCCTTGGATGGTGACATCATGACCGTTTCTAAAAATCATTGATTCCATATTTTTATTAGCTGGTTGCAAACGAATATGGCCTCGTTCGCGGTAAAACTTCTTGAGCGTAGCTGAATGATTGTCAATTAGGGCTACTACTTTCTGTCCATTTTCTGCAGTTTCCTGCTGTTTGACTAAAATAACATCCCCGTCATTAATATTTTCATCTATCATGCTATTACCTGCTACTCGAAGTGCGTAAATATTTGACGATTGTGGAAGCTTGCTTGTTGGTATTGCAATTGTTTCTTTTTCTTGGATTGCTTCAATGGGGTGACCGGCAGCGATTGTTCCTAGGAGAGGGATTCTAAGCATAGTTTCATGACCTACGAAATCGATCGCCCTTGGTTGGTTGGTTTCTTTTTGGAGATATCCCATGTCCTGTAAGGCTTGGACATGATAATGAGCAGTGGAAACAGAAGAAAGACGGATATGCTTTTTAATTTCCTCTAAGGAAGGCGCGTAATCATGGCTATCTATATATCTTTTTATAAAATCTAATACTTGTTTTTGTCGTTTGGTGAGCATTTAACCCCTTTCTGTAAAAAGCCTTGACTTTCGATTCATTTTCGATTATAATACGGCATGTTACTTAAGTCAAGAAAAAAATACATATTTTTTAGAATTAAGAGGTGGAGACATGGCTCAGGATAAGAAAACCGTATATATTAAGTTTTTTTTGGGTGTAGATTTAAATTCTGTAAAGAAATTAATGGATATAGTACAGCAAAAACTGGTTGAGAATACTCAAAGATTTATAATTTTAATTTCTTCGCCGGGAGGTAATGTTTTCGCTGGCATTTCCGCTTATAACTTTTTGAAAGGTATTCCTGCTGAAATAATCACCCATAACTTTGGTAGCGCTGATTCAATTGCAACAATTTTATACTGTTGCGGGACGAAAAGATATTGTGTTCCAAATGCTAGATTTTTATTGCACGGCATCGGCGCCGATATTAACACAGGAATTAGGATTAATGAAAAATGGCTTGATGAGCAGATTAAAAGCTTTAAGGCAGATAGAGAAAATATTTCTAAAATTATTTCCGACAATATAAATAGATCCCTTGAAAATGTAGAGAATGATATATTAAATGGAACTGTTCTTAATGCGCAACAGGCGGTCGAATATGGTTTAGTCCACGAGATTAAGGAGGAGCTGTTCGGGGAGGGAGCTGAAATAATTGAAGTATAAATTTGGATAGAAAATCGCTAAGGTAAAAGCGGAATGAAGAGGATTTAGAATATGAAGAAGTTTATAACTGTTTTGATAGTTATAGCGGCACTGGTTATATTTTTT